CACAGGTATGTTGAATCTTTCGTAACTGAGTATAAGGGCGTCAACAATACCATTGATGAGCACGGACCGTGTTTCGCGAGTATCGATCCACGATCCGTCATCCATGCTCGTCTCGATGCGACGCGCCCAGGCTGCTGCTGGGGCTTTACTTGCAAATGTTTTTATCTGTAACGGGTGACCTTTGCGCTTTATTGTAGCCTGCCAACTGTTACCTCTTCTCCTTAGCGTAGCCATATCAGCCCCTCCTAGGGTGTCATACGGGTGTCAACGGCCTTAAAGTTACCATAAACTTTAGCTAAATCAAACACTTATGAGTATGGCGGTGAGAGAGGGATTCGAACGAAAATTAGGTGAAAACTTGTTTATTATCAATAGGTTAAGCTCTATTTACTTCTATTTATGGCCTTCTACCGTGAACACGTAACCTATTGATATCTATATATATTTTTATTTACATTATTCTTGCGGGTGTCAATGACACCCTACAGGTCTTCTTGGGCTATTAAGCCTAGGGTTACAAGTATAAAGCCGATCACGTACAGTATCATAACTACCTCTGGTTGATTGAGGCGCTATTATAATACTGTAGCTAATGGTTTAAAAATGAACAATACGAATAATATCTATGCTACTTTGGGTATACCTTCTTCTTGCCCTTCTTCTTTTTCGGCTTGTCTTGCTGATTTAAAACACACTGCTTACCTTTACCTGAATGCATAGCTAGTCTCCTTTTGGCGCGCCGTCTTTGACAGCCTTGATGTGGTTGTAAAATGTTCCAGTTTTATCGAGTGTGCCTGCATCGATGTCATGCCAAAGCATGTCGAGCTGGTCTTCAAGACCCCCATAACCAGATTCACGGACTTGCTTCCAGGTCAATTCAGGATCTCCAGAAAGGCTCCCTTCTACTGTCTGCGAATCTTCGTTGAAGACAAACTGTCGCGTTTGTGTCTGAGGGTTAACAACAGCATCACCTTCGTTAAGTAGATACCAATTGTCATCAGCTCCGGCAATACTCTGCGGGCCAATAAGAATCTTATTATTTTCATGATCCCACTTAACAAATTGCTGCATCATCGTGCTCCCAAAATAAAGCCAGATACTTCGTGGACTCTGTCAATCGTGGCAGAGGTATCACTGTCGTAAATCCCTGAGCTGCCCGTCCGTGTCACTTCTAGTTTCATATTGACAGTAGACGTTGTGGCAGTGGCCAGAGAACCGCTAACCGCGAACTGCGCATAAAGGTTAGTGTTGGCCTTGAAACGAGTCTCACCGACAAGCTGATATGTGCCTGAACCTAGCTGCATATACAGCTTGAAAGAGTAAGTCTTATTCGCAGTAGAATCGTACCAACCAGTAATCGAGCCGAATGGTTTATGGCCTACAGTTAAATGAGTTGTAGCGGGAAGCTGCACTGCTATTATTTGTACAGTCCCTCCACCAGACGCGTTGTTACCTTTGAAAGACACTGCGGTAGTTGATCTGAACGGTAATAACTTATTGACATCGCCAGTCAGCCTGTTCGCATACACCGTTGTACCAGACATGATGTTCGCGCTGATGCTATTACCCGTAAGCTGATTAACGTTGACCGAGCCGAGTTGAAGCGTGGGTACGCCATTAACAACGGTTGATGTAATTGAAGAGCCATCAATGTTGAGCTTGCTAGCGTCAATCGAGTTAGTACCTATTCGACCAGCATTTATTGTACCTGCGCTAATCTTGTCGGCATTAACAGATCCAATCTGTGCAGCAGTTATCGCAGCGTTCCTAATAAAAGCGGTATCCATATAAACACCAGCAGGAATAGCGACTCCATCGACTGTACTCGCAGGGACTACAGCAAAAGGCACTACAGCAGCAGTCGTATCGGAACCTCCGCGCATAATCGCAAAGCGATCAGCGTTAACAATAAACTCCGACGTTATGTTACCTGCTGCAGTGGAAGTGCTAGCTAATCCAAAACCAGCTACCGCGCCGTTTGTATCAATCTTGACTGTGTACTGACCCTTTAAATCGCCGTTAGTACTAGCTTGTACAGTCGCTGCTTGCGCAAGGCTAACTTGGTTAGTGCTGCCGTCAGGATTATCAACCTCCGCGTTTAGAATATCTGAGGTAGAAGCGAACGCATTGTCTGCGTCAGTTTTGGTGTAGTAACTACTTTCTAGATCCGCAGTAGTAGTGTAATTGGCACCTATTGTATTTGTATTGTAGTTAGTTATCGCACCAGAAATAGCACCGTCTGCATTAGTTTTGGTGTAGTAAAGACTTTGTAGATCCGCAGTATTAGTGTAGTTAGCACTCAGCGTACTTGAATTAAAATTATTAATCTCAGCGGTGATTGCCTGGTCTACTTGGTTAAGCGTGTAATAATTGCTCGTAAGAGTAGTAGTAGTTACGTACCCGCCAAGCTGCGCAGTAGTAGCAAAGTTAGCTTGGTTTTGAGTAAGCGTATTAACATTACCAGTCAAACCTGAAATGAGATTACTATTCCCATTCAACGAAACTTGCATGCCTGGTATTTGCCCAATGGGGGTAGACAAGCTGCTCGCAAGCTCAGAGGATGTTATTGAGCTTGATAAAACGCCTAGCAGGTGTGTTACGTCTGGCGCTGTTGTAGCTACCGTGCCACTGCCGCTGTTCCAAGGCCCAAAAGTCCCATGCTCATTTACGTGACGTATCCAGTAATAGCGGGTTATGTTGCTGCCAACTGGATCAACGTAGGCACGCCCTGTAATAACACCGATAACTCCCTGAGCTATGGCAGAGGCAAGGTTGTCTGAAGGATAACTATATATTTCAGTATGCGAATGATTGGGCCCCGTGTACAAGGGGAAATCCCACGTCAGATTTATCACGCTGTACGCACCAGCAGCAGCAAAACCTGTAGGTTGTGGTGGAGTGCTAGTAACATCAACAACGTCGTCGCTTACAAAACCAAGATTCCCTGCACTCAAATTGTTGGGGTCAAAAGGCGTGGCCCGTAGCTCTCTAGCAAGCCCCGACTCAATCAGTTCACGCAATGTAACTGCACGATCTCGCGGGTCACCCTTGCGACCGAGTCGAATCTCTATTGCTTCGGACAGACTCTCAAGGTAACGCCTAAGTTCCGGCCCTGCAGAAGCAGGCGGCTTAGGTATCCCTGGTATTTTTGTAGGGCGTACTGTCATGTTACACGAATCTCGTCCATGCTCTGCGCGAGACAGAACTCGTTAATGTCAGTGCCCTCGACCTGTATCTCCCACTCTTGCGCAACAACCGCAGGCATACGCATTACTGGCTCGCGTAATGTGCCGTTACTAATACCGCTGGGAACTGTTGTCGCCTGTGTGTAGGTAGAGCCAGACTGGGTGAGCGTGTAGTGCGCAAGCAAAGTGCCGTCGCCATATACTTTCATAGTCACTGGGTAAGCATTTGCGTGAACCGAAACCCAGCCCATAGACACTGGTGAGGGGGTTACAAACTTTTTACTTTTAAAAGTCGCGGTTTTGCTGCTGCTTCCGCCGCGATATTTACGAATCTTGTTAGCTACAATTATGTACAGCTGCCCGTCTTTAGGGTTCATATACCCGCCACGCACATCTGCTGTTAGTGATATTGTGGTCAAGGTGTTCTCGTCACCCCGAGGGTCATACACCCAGCCGCCCCCAGCATGAAACGCTACATAAGTACCCTCATGCTTAAAGGCTCGGATAGTCGTAGGATTGTAATCATTATTCCACTGGTCAACAGACACAAGCCCGTTCGTGACCACGGACCCCGAAGCGCTCTGCACGGCACATAAACCGTCTGGCCCTGCATAAAGAACATAGTCGCCCATGTCCACTACGCTGTGTACGTTGACACACGCCTGCGCTAAATCTATGCGAATCGCGGTCATGGCACTCGGATCGGTGCCCGTGATGAAGTAAGGCTGCCCATCAGTCAACGCTGCAACGCCGTTCGCAGTAGAAGCGATCGCTACGATGTCTTCTTCAGTCGTTATACGGTAGCTAATTGGCCATGCGTGCGGGAGAAAGGGCTCGCTAAGACAAAAGCGTTTACCTGTGAAGCCCGCCATAACGCCTTGAGCTAACGGAATCAGCCCCTTGAGAGGACCGTCTGGGTATAGCGAAGTATTATCGTCAGGCGGCCCAATCCAGTCAGCGCTCGGCAGTACTTCACCAAGCGTCGCTGCATCTTTGTTATCTGAGTGGCTAGTCTGAGAGTATGCAACCTCGGTAACAAACTGAAACTGTGTACTGTTAGAACCAGTGTTTGACCGGTAAATACGTTTCAACGCGCCCGAAGCAAAGTTATGGCCCGAGCCAGAAGGGTTATAGCTTGCAGGCATAGAAATAGATGCGGTCTCACCATCGGTCATTTGAATAATAGTACTTGGATTAGACGGCGGGCCTTCGCGCCCATCTGCTGTTACAAGTGTGTAAACGTAGGACACATCATTCGGTGTCGCGTCTGCGTCTGCTGTACCAGACTTTGTAACGGCGGGTGTGCCAGATGGCGCAGGAACTCCCAAGCGCCACGTGTTATTGGGCAACGTAGCCTGACTGCCCAAACGCGGGTAATCGTCACCGGTAAAATACAATCTATTTAAGGTGTCGCCTGGAATTGGGCCTTCAACAGCGGATATCCCGTCTTCATCCCATTGAAGCCAGGTCGTGTCGTTGTAGTAATAGATAGAGCGGCGGGCACCGTTTTGCAACGTGTGTATGTCAGTATCGTCTTTGATCGCAACTAGCCGTCCCGATTCGAGATCTACGTTCTGTGCTACTTGTCCGAACTGATCACCAAGGAGACGCGGAGATACGCCTGGTGCAGTGCCGCTAAATCTGTCGCGTTTAAAATACGCCATTGAAACCTCTTTTGGGTATTATATTAGCCATGCTAATATAAAGGAAGCTAGAAGATCGGGACGAAAAACACTACGGCCAAACCAACAGTCGTGAGTAAAACCCCACCAGCTATATTTTTGATCAACTCGCTTCGCTTAGTAATTGCGCGATTACGAGCTAGCCGTTCGCGTTCAGTTTTATGTTTGTGTTCCATCAGCGATTTATGTTGGATGGTTAACATGTCGCGCCACACCATTCGCGGCGTAACCTTCTTGAGTTCTTTTTCTTTTTCGCGAATCTCGTTCTTAGCCCAAGCAAGCTCAAGGGCTTCTTCCTGGGTGAGCACGTGATCACCATCTTCAGCAGCAGCCTCAATCTTCTCGACCGCTACTTTGCTTTCAGTAAGCGTGCCGAATACATTAGCGAGACCAGTAAGATTGCTACCAGACTCTTTAACGATAGCGATACCCTCGTTAAGGGCCTTCAAACCGCCTACTAATAAACTGATCTCTGCTAACATTATTAACTACCTAAAGTAGGCTTAGTAGCTGGGAAGTTTGAAGTTGACGGCCAGTCACGCAATGCAGTCCTGTATGTCAGGATGTTATCTCGGTTAGGCCAGTCAGGAGTTTGGGCTGCCGTGTCTGTAGATGCCAGTTCTATGTCACGCCACTGTCGTGCAGTTTCTTCTGCTGTAGGCTCTGCTGATGTAGGCGCAACATAAAGTTCATAGTGTTCAAAGTTAGCTTCAACAAACTCAGCACTAGCTTT